AACATACTATACACAAAATAGAATGATCACTGCAGAAGACTATAATGTTGCTCCATTAGGAATTAGCCAAGAAATTGTAAAAGTAAAAACAGTTAATAGAAATGCAAGCGGGATTAGTAGATATTTTGACTTAGTTGATTCTACTGGAAAATATTCTAGTACTAATTTGTTTGGCAATGACGGCGTACTTTACAAAGAAACAAAAAATTTAAAAACTAATTTTAATTTTGTTACAACAACTGATATTGAACAAGCAATCACTAATACTATTGAACCAATTATACGTGATAGAAAACTATACAATTATTATTTAGAAAACTTTACAAAAATTCTTATTTCTGATTTAGGTGTTAATTGGAATAGTTCTACTCAAGACACAAACCGAACTACAGGTTATATTACTGATAGTAATAATACTAAATTTAAAGTTGGATCATTTACAGCAAATAATTTAAGATTTGTTGAGTCAGGCACTTTAATTAAATTTGTTGCTCCTGAAGGTTATCACTTTATGACAACTAATAAAAATGAATTAATGTCAGGAGATGCAGACCACCCAGGTGCAACTACATACCTTTGGACAAAAGTTATTAGTGTATCAGGTGATGGTACAACAGTTGGATCAACAGGACTAGGACCAATTGTATTAAACGACTTGATTCCAAGTAATGCAATTATAGAGCAAGTAAAACCAAAACTTACAAACGTAATCACAGATGCAGTTAAAACACAAATTGTTGATCAAGCATTTGCAACAAATACGTTTGGATTACGATATGATGTTGAAACACGTCAATGGAGAATTATTACTGAAACTAACATTGATAGTGTATCAAATTTTAGTACAGGTAAAACAGGTGACTCGAGTAATCAAAATTTAGATGCTAGTTGGTTGCTATATTTTAAAACAGATGGCGAGCGTTATGACATCACTTACAGAACAATGAGATATGTTTTTGAAAGTGATAAAGAGATTAAATTTTATTATGATAGTTCTGATAAAATTTATGATAATAAAACAGGTAAAGTTATTAAAGATAAAATTGAAGTTTTAAATATTAATAACAAACCAGATGTGTCTAATCCGTTTACTTCAAACTATAATTGGGAAATTGTAAAAGAATATAGAGATGCAGAAGGCTATGTTGATAGTAAACGCATCGAAGTTAGTTTCTTTGATGCAGACGACGACGGAGTCATTGATAATCCACAAGGCTTTGATGACATTGTTGACGAAACTACAAATGCTAGTACAAAGTTTATCTTTCAAAAGAAATATTCAACTAGTGACGGTGTAGAAGATTATAGATATGTTGATAACACAATTGAAGGAATTCAAGTAAAAGCAACTGTAGGTGGAATTGGTGCGTACTCTGCATATACTGCAGGACAAATATTCTTTACAATGGATACTCAATTATTTTATAAACTAGACGCCGCAAAGAAAAACTTAACCGTTGTTAAAGACTATAGAGGATATATTGGTCGAGCAGGACTTAAATTTAGATATTTACACAGTGCTGATTACAATCAACGTATTGACCCGTCAGCAAGTAATATTATGGATTCGTATTTGCTTACACGAACATATGATATTGCATACAGACAATACTTACAAGGTAACCTAACAACAGAACCATTGCCACCGAGCAGTGACGAAATGTATCGCACATACGGAGTTGAGTTAGGTAAAATTAAATCAATTAGTGATGAAATAATTTATCATCCTGTAAAATATAAGCCTTTGTTTGGCACATCAGCGGAGACAAGTTTGCAAGCAACATTTAAAGTAGTAGTCAACCCTGACGTAGTTACTAATAATAACGATGTTAAGTCGAGAGTTATTGAAGCAATCAATGTTTACTTTAATTTAGATAATTGGGAGTTTGGAGAGTCTTTTTACTTCTCAGAACTTTCAACATATATTATGAATCAAATGACTCCGGATATTGTTAGTATTGTTATTGTACCAAATGAACAAAGTCAATCCTTTGGTAGTTTATATGAAATTAAATCAGAATCAAACGAAGTGTTTATAAGTTCAGCAACAGTTGAAAATGTTGAAATTATAGATGGTATTACAGCAAGTAAATTAAAGGCAACTGGCAATGTTATTACAGCAAGTCAAGAAACAACCAATACAGGGGTTACAAGTTCAGCATCGCAAGCAGGTACAATTAGTTCATCAGGTGCTATTATGTCCTCAAGCAGTAGTTCAAGTAGTGGATCAAGTGGATCGAGTGGATCAAGTGGTGGAGGATATAATTACTAATGTCTTACGATGATAATCAAAATGAAAATCCGTTGCCAACAAACGGCGATACTAAAAAGACTTTTAATTCAAATAACTTGTTACCTAAGTACTTTCGTACATTAAAAAATAATAAGTTTTTAGATGCAACACTTGATCAAATTTTACAACCAGGTACTGCACAAAAATTAAACGGGTACTATGGCAGAAAAACTGCTAAGTCTTATAGAAATAATGACAATTATGTTGGCGATGTAAGTACTGATAGAACTAACTATCAACTAGAGCCTGCAGTGCTTTCTAAAGATTTGTATGATAATGTAACCTTTTATAAAGACTATAATGATTATATTAATCAAATTAAAGCATTTTCTGGCAATACAGAAAATCATAGTTTATTAAACAGTGCTGAATTTTATTCTTGGAACCCAAATCTAAATTGGGATATGTTAACTAACTTCCGTGAATATTATTGGTTACCAAATGGACCTACAGCAATTAATGTTGCTGGGCAAAGTACTCAAGTAACAAGTACATTTAATGTTACAAGTATTCAAAATGGCAATAATCTTTCTTATGTCATTAACAGTAACCTAACACAAAATCCTACAATAGAATTATATAAAGGTCAAACTTATAAGTTTGATATTAGTGCAACAGACATGCCGTTTACTATCCGTACAGAACGCAGTTTAGATACGGATACTATATACGAAACAGGTATTAGTAATGATAACATTGAAGAAGGCGTATTAACATTCACTGTGCCATTTAATGCTCCGACTAGATTGTATTATCAAAATAGTAACAATATTAATTCCGGCGGTATTATTAGAATTGCGGAAGTCGACGAAGCAACAGAAATTGATGTCAGCACAGAAATTATTGGTAAAGCAAAATACACAACATCAAAAGGTGTAGAACTTTTAAATGGTATGAAATTAAACTTTATAGGAACAGTTGAGCCTATACAGTATGCAACTGGTAATTGGATTGTAGAAGGCGTAGGCGATTCTATTAATTTAGTTAACACAGACGATCTTGTTATATCATTATCATACGCTACTGATGTACCTATTGAGTTTGATGCTGAAAATTTTGATAGTTTACCTTTTGGCAATGCGGCATCTTATAGTGCTACAAAAGACTATATTGTTAGTAATAGAAACTCTCCAGATAAAAATGCATGGAGCAGAAATAACAAATGGTATCATAAATCAGTTATTGAAAAAAGTGAAGAAATTAACGGACAAAGTGCGACAGTAAATCAAGCACAGCGAGCAAAGCGTCCAATTATTGAATTTAACAGTGGATTAAAATTATTTAATTTTGGTACTGAAAAGAAAAATGATATTGATTTAATCGATACAGTTACAAAAGATATTTTTTCGGACGTAGAAGGTTCAACAGGTTTTAATATTGACGGTGTTGATGTTACTACTGGTATGCGTATTCTGTTTACTGCTGAAGAAGATGTTAGAGCAACTGGTAAAATTTATAAAGTTCAATTTATCAAACATAACTCTGAAACATCTCAAATTGCATTAATAGAAGATACTGATGCAACACCATTAGAAAATGAAGTAGTGTTAATTAAAAGAGGTACTGGTAATGCAGGTAAGCATTATTATTATGATGGTACAAAATGGAATTTAGGACAATTAAAAACTAAAGTAAATCAACAACCATTATTTGATTTGTTTGATGCAAGTGGCGTAAGTTATTCAGATACAACAACGTATACTACAACAACTTTTAATGGTAACAACATTTTTAGTTATAAACAAGGTACAGGAACAGTAGATACAGAACTAGGATTTCCAATAACGTATCGTGCATTAACTAATGTAGGTGACATTACATTTAACTTTGATTTATTAACAGAAACATTTACACATCAAGAATCTACGTCAGTGTTAACAGTAAAGAGTGATACTGGATTTTTAAGAAAGTACACTTCGTTAAATGCGTTTGATTATAAAAACGGCTGGGAAAAAGCAAAGACAGAATCAACACAAAAAGTAATTAGACAGTACGATATTGTAACTCCAGTTAGTCAACTTGAAATTGATGTATACAAAAATGCAGGCAATTTAAATGACTTAACTTGTAGTGTACTTGTTAATAATACACACAATTTTGATTATACTATTTCACGACAAGACGGATTAGCATATGTAGTATTTAATACAGCATTAAATATAGGCGATACAGTTATTCTAAGAACGTCTTCCGATACAAAGAAAAATGCAAATGGGTTTTATGAGTTTCCAATTAACTTAGAACATAATCCAAATAATGTAAACTTAACTACGTTTACGCTTGGTGAAGTTAATGACCATGTGTTTAGTATGATTGAAGACTTGCCAGACTTTGCAGGAATATTTCCAGGCAATAGTAATTTAGGAAGTTTAGGCAATACTAATACTGTTGGTAAGAAATTTGTGCAACATGCAGGCCCAATTAATAACCCGTTATATCATATTACTACAAAAGAAGCAAACGTAATAAAAGCACTTGATTATGCTAAAAACGAGTTTAGAACATTTAAAAGATCGTTTATTCAAGTTGCTGGAAACTTAGGTTATGATGGCAGTATTAAAACACATGTTGATAAAATCTTACAACAAGCAGTTAGTAATAAAACTATAAATGATCCGTTTTACTTTAGTGATATGGTTGCGTTCTCAGGAAACAAACGATTAGAATTTACAGTATATGATACTGAAAATACTTTCTTTAGTTTATCAGAAACATTTAACAAAACTACGTTAAGTAATAAAGCAGTAACCATTTATCAAAATGGAGTACAATTAGCACACGGCAGAGATTACACTTTTAATAACGACGGTTTTGCTGTAATTACAGCAACTAAAGTAGACGGCGACTTAATTGAAATATTTGAATACGAAAGTACAGATGGATGTTTTATTCCAAGCACTCCAACAAAATTAGGGTTGTATCCGGCATTTGTTCCTGAAATTATTATTGATGATACTTATAGAACTCCAACTAAAATTATTATTGGTCATGACGGCAGTAGAACTATTGCATTTAATGATTATAGAGATAACTTAATTTTAGATTTAGAAAGAAGAATTTACAACAATATTAAATCTACGTACGACAACGGTATGCTTGATATAGATAGTTTTATTCCAGGAGCCAATCGATCTACAAAAGTTTCTATTGAAAATATTAATAATGTTTTAATTAGTGATTTTGTTAAATGGAACGAATCATTAGGTGGATTAGATTACACTTCAAATTCTTTTTGGGAAACCACTGATAGTTTTACTTACAATTATTCATATATGTCAGGACCAAACGGCGAAAAATTAACAGGATTTTGGCGTTCAGTATATAAAACTGCATATGATACAGATACTCCACATACAACTCCGTGGAAGATGTTAGGCTTTGGAGAAAAACCAACATGGTGGAACACTGTTTATGGTCCAGCACCGTATACTAGTAATAACTTAATACTTTGGGGAGACCTTGAAGTAGGTAAGGTTGCAGAGCCCGGAAAGCCTGAGCAATATTTACAAAACTATGTTAGACCGGGATTAACAAATCACATACCTGTTGACGAAACTGGTAATTTATTAAGTCCGTTACAATCAAACTATGCAAATGAATATATTTCATCTTATACAAAGTTAGGATTTAAATTCGGTGATCATGCTCCGACTGAAACTGCTTGGAGAAACAGTAGTGATTATGCATTTAGTATTATTAAATCATGGTTGTTAAATCGCCCTGCTAAATTTATGTCACTTGCGTGGGACACTTCAAGAATTAGTAAAAACTTATCCGGACAAATTATCTATAATGAATCTAAACGTTCAATATCATTAAAAGATTTAATTTTTAGTAATGTTTATAGTGATACTACTAGAGTTTATACTAGTGGACTAGTTGATTATATTATAAATTACACACTATCAAATAGTCAGATATCAACAGATGATTATAAAGAACAAGTAAGCAACTTAAAGTATCAACTAGGTACAAAATTAGGTGCGTTTACTGATAACAATAAATTAAAGTTTTTGTTAGATAGCAGAACTCCATTTAACAAGGGTAATGTATTTTTACCTAAAGAAAACTTCCAAATTTTCTTAAACAGAAGTTCACCTATTGACACAATTTCTTATAGTGGTGTAATTGTAGAAAAACAAAGTTATGGTTATGTAGTAAGAGGATATGACCGTAATAGGCCTATATTCAAAATACAAAAAGCACAAGCACGGAGTAGTGACCCGGCCTTTAATGTAGGCGGTGTTAGTGAATCATTTGTAGAGTGGGATACAAATAAACAATACACGGTTAACAAGTATGTAAGACATACTCAAGGGTTTTACAAGGTTATTGTAGATCATACTTCGACTTCGACTTTTGCACCTGAAAACTTTTCTAAGATTCCAGTCTTACCAGTACGCGGCGGAGCAACAGCATTATTCCGTAAAAACTTTGAAGATACTATAACTGAAGTTCCATACGGAACAATTTATAGTGACATACAAGAAGTTATTGACTTTGTATTAGGATATGCAAAACAGTTAGATACAGCAGGATTTAAGTTTGATTATTATAACAAGGAATCACAAATTGTTGAAGATTGGCGATATAGTGCAAAAGAGTTTTTATATTGGACTACACAAAATTGGGCGGCAGGAACTATTATTGCAATAAGTCCTAGTGCTAATCAACTGAGATTTAGCAGACCATATGCAGTAGTTGACAATTTAACAGATAACTTTTACGATTATTCACTTCAAGATAGTGCAGGAAAACCTTTAGACCCAGAGTATACAAGGTTAACACGAAGAACAAATGATTTTTCAATTAATTTAGCAAACACTGCTGAAGGAATTTACTTTGTTCAACTTCCATTAGTTCAAGTTGAACACGTTGCTATACTTGATAATTTATCTGATTTTAAAGATGTAATTTATTCTCCAGCATCGGGGTATAGACAGGATCGTATTAAGGTATTGGGTTATAGAACTGCAGGATGGGACGGTAGTTTAAATATTCCAGGATTTGTTTATGATCAAGCAGAAGTTACTGAATGGCAAACATACAAAGATTATGCTATAGGCGATACAGTGCGTTACAAGGAATTTTATTATTCTGCTATTGGCAAGGTTGTTGGCAGTGAAAAGTTTTCACCGGCTGAATGGAACAGATTAACTAACAAGCCCGAAGCAGGATTATATACAAACTTTGATTATAGAGTTAATCAGTTTACAGACTTTTACGATCTTGACTCAGACAACTTTGATACTGAACAGCAAAAAATGGCACAGCATTTGATAGGTTATCAAAAGCGTCAATACTTAGAAAATATTATTAACGATGATGTGTCACAGTATAAATTTTATCAAGGATTTATAGCAGACAAAGGAACACGTAATAGTATTGATAAACTATTTGATGCTTTGGCTAGTGCTGATAAAGAGTCAGTAGATTTTTATGAAGAATGGGCAGTTAAGAATAGCCAATACGGTGCAACAGATAATTTTGAAGAAATTGAATGGCAAATAGATGAATCTAAATTTAATTTATCTCCACAACCGATTGCATTAGTCGAAACATTACCTAGTGCCCCAACAGATTTAATTTACAGAATCCCAAACTATGATGTATTCTTAAAACCAGATAATTATGATACAAACAAAATACCTACAAAATATACTAACGATGAATATGTTAAAACTGTAGGTTATGTAACAGGCGAAGATGTTAGTCGTGCAGTACTTACAAAAGATAGTATTACTGGATTTTCAATTAACGATGTTAATAAAAATGATTACATTTGGGTAGCAACTGATAATCAAACATGGGATGTTGTACAACACACTGAAACAGCATTGCGTATTGAAACAGTTGTTCCGGTTGGTGACACAGTTACACTAACATTAAACTTTACTGCAAGACAAATTGCAGTAGGTGACGTGTTTGGTATAACCAATGCTAACACAGAAGCACTTACTACACTAGATGGATTTTATAAAGCAACTAAAGTAGAAGGAAATAAAGTATCATTTACAACTACTAATAATGATTGGATGGAAATTGACGAAACTATAGTAATCAACGGGACTATTACTATATTTACAACTCAGCGTACAGCAACAGTAAATGATGCAAATGCAAATATTACTGCTAATTTAAGTACAGACGAATTGTTATGGATCGATGATGATGATAACAAAAAGTGGACAGTACTTAAAAACACGCCAGTGTATGCAGAGCATCAACAAATTCTAAGTTCATTACAACTTGATAGTACTCAGCATGGCTTTGGACATTCAATAAGCGTTAATGATGCTAACAACAAAATGGCAGTTGGCATACCGTTTAAAGGCAACGGCGAAGTACACATTTATGTTCGTCCGAATGATAGTACAAACTTTATATTAGATCAAATTATTGAAGCACCAACGAATGTTGCAGATGCATACGATGGTAGTACTCCGTCAACGTCAATGAATTTTGGTGAGAGTGTTGCACTTAGCCCAGACGGAACATACTTAGCAGTAGGATCTCCAACAGCGTCAAACACTTATAGTTTTTACAAAGGTGAATTCCAACAAGGTGTTGCATATACAAAAAGTCAAATTATAAAGTACGGTCCAAACTTATATAAAGCAATTCAAAATATTGATCCTGCAACTGGCTCAATACAATTTGGAAGTTTTGATTCATATTTAGAACTTGTACCGGATAGTGATAGTACATTAATAAACTTATTACAAACAGGTGATTATAAAATTAACGATAGGTTAGTTAGTCACATGTTAATAAGAGCACCGATTAATGCATACGAAGGAAGTGCAGTTGGTGATGATATTGTATTAGCATGGAACAACCATAGTAAACTTAGCATCCAGGGAAGTACTACTGATGTACAACCATTTGACGGACAGTACCCAGTCATTGACAATGCATTTATTACAGGTACACACAACATTGAATATAAAGTTGACAATGTATTAGTACTTGAAAATTTTGTTAACTTACCACAAGTTGGCGATACTCTTTCAAGTAGTGTTGCTAGTGGAGAAATAGTTTATGTAGCAAACAATTTAACAACGTGTACGGTTTATCTATCCGACGTAAATGGAACTTTTGAGCAAGCAGGATCAGTATTTGTTGGTACAATACGTATTGGTGATTACATTGAAGATTATGTAAGTTTAACAAGTAACTTAGGCGGCTATTGGTATATTACTACACCACAATATCAAACTAGTGATGAAAGTACAAATATTTTTGTTGATCCTGGACACGGGTTAGTATATCAAGATTTACTTACAACTGTTAGCGGCAGAAGTCAAGCAAACATTTATCATAATATTACAGCCACTAGACAACTAGCATTAGACGATGCTACTAATTCTGGTGCTACATTATCTTTGCTAGATCAAGCGTCATTTGCACAAACACTAACATATGAAGGTGACCCGCTAGAAGTATTTGCACTACAATCAAGCCCACTGTGGACTTTGAGAGGTAATAAGACATTTACTGATACACTATCAAACGGTGATACGTTTAGAATGATAGTTGATACAATTAGCGGAAATACTGATTTTACTGATACTGCAATGAGCAAAGAGTTGTTTAATAAGCAACATACAGTTTATGATCTATGGGACGGTTACATTGATTTTACGTTTGATCAATTTGATCAAGCACAGCAATTACCATTTGAACCTATTGTAGGCGACCTTGTTGAAGATAACGTAACTGGCGCAACTGCAATAATTACTTTCTACAAAAGACAGTTTAACACAGTTAGGATTTATGTAAAAACTGTAACAGGCACTTGGAGTAAAGGTAACGACTATAATGAAACATCAGATATTTTACGTGTACGTGGTGCTATTAAGCGTAACATGGGTAGAATAAGTGGAGTTTCACTTTCGGGAACACGCTTAGGTAAAATTATTGTTATACAAGAATCTAGTAATTTTGCAGATGCAAGCATAAGTGAACTTTCAGATTTTGAATATTGGTTCTATAATGAAACAACATTACAGGGTATATCTCGTGAAGCAAATATTCCAGCATCAAATAATAACGACTGGCAATTAGTTAATAATCTTCCTATTGCATCAGGACCTGGTACCTTAGCAAGTGGATTAGAACAAGAAGGTATGTTTAGTGTCTATGATCTAAATGATAAAATACAGTTTAAAGTTAAATCTCATTTTACAGTACCTGAAAGAAAAGCATTTGCTAATCTTGGCGATACTGTACAATTTACTAAAGTAGATAATTTATATAGATTACTTGTTTCATCTAAAGGTGCAGGCACACAATCAAATTCAGGCAGTATACATTTTGTTAAACACGGTAGTGTAGTTGTAGATACTGTTACTAGTTCATATGATTGGCAATTAGATATTGATCCAAACTATAGAGGACAATTTGATTCAGGAGTATTTTATAAACAGGATGAAATTGTAGATTATAGAGATAGTCTTTATAAAGCAACACGAAATATTGCTAGTGGTTCTGCATTTATTGCAGTAGATTGGGAACTTGTAACAAATGGCACAGCACACGTTGGGTTTGTACCAACTAGCGGCACAAATGCTATTCTTGGCGAAACTGTATTTGATCCTGAATTTGGAATTAGAGATTTTGCAAGGCAAATTGATCAATCAAAAGACGGTGAAGTATTACTAGTAAGTTCGCGTATACAAGGAAATGACAGTACAGGTGAGCGTGTAGTTGTTGTATATAGAAGATTGCCGCAAGGACAAATGACAGTAGCACAAGTTATTAAACCACCATACGAAGACCTATCAACTGGATCATTTACAGGATTTGGCGATAGTGTAAGTGTTAGTAATGATGGTGAAATGATTGCAATCGGTGAACCATTTAATGATGATAAGAAAAAAGACCAAGGTAAGGTGTATGTATACACACTTGTAAACGGAACATTCACACTAACTCAAGAAGTGTTTAGTCCAAATGGTGAACAAGCAGAGCAATTTGGTGCTTACTTAAACTTTGATGGCAATCAATTAGCAGTAACATCGTTAAATGGTGATATTGAAATACCAACTACATTTGATAACCTTACTACTGTATTTGATGACGAGTTTACAAACTTTAAATCAATGAATATGGATAGTGGTGTTATTTTCATGTATGAAAGAATTAATCAATCATTATTGTTTGCACAAGAATTTGTTATCGATGAACCATTAGCCGTTAACTTTGGTAAAAACATAATCATGAATAATAATCATGTTTATACATCAATTCCTGAAGTAACAGATTTAACAACATACCAAGGTATGATTGTAGACTTTAGAAAAACAATCGGTGCTAAGGCATGGAAGACTCATAGAAGTCCAATTGATCAAGTAAATATTGATAAAATTAAAAGTGCATTTTTATATAATATACAAACAAACACACTTATTGAAGATTTAGATTACATTGATCCTGTCCAAGGAAAAATTGCAGGACCAGCAGAACAAGAAATTTCTTATAAAACACATTATGATCCAGCGGCATTTAGTATAGGCAATGACACTGTAGTTATTGATGAAACTAATGCATGGGGCAGAGAATATGTTGGAAAATTATGGTGGGATTTAAGTGCAGTTAAATTTTATAATTATCAGCAAAATGATATCACATATCAAACAAATTACTGGGGCGAAGTATTTCCTGGTACAAGTGTAGAAGTTTACGAATGGGTTGAAAGTGATATCCTACCAAGCGAATGGGACATTTTAGCAGACAGCGAAGCAGGTATTGCCGCAGGTGTTAGTGGAACAAGTAGATACGGTGATAGTATATATTCACAAAGGTTAGTGTGGGATAGTATTTCAAAAACTAACAAGCCAAAATATTTTTATTGGGTAGCAAACAAACGTGTTGTGCCTAATGTAGAAGGTAGACGTATTACAGCATATGATGTAAAGCGTTTAATTGAAGATCCAGTTGGACAAGGTCATAGATTTGCAGGCTTAATGGCTAAAGATAGATTTGTGTTGTTTAATTGCGAGGCATTATTAAGTAGTAATAATGTTGCATTTAATTTACGTTACTTTACACTCGATAATGTAGATCAAAATATTCACAACGAATACCAAATGCTAACACAAGGCATTGGTTCTAGTAAACCAAATAGAGATATTGAACGTAAATGGTTTGATAGTTTAATTGGTTATGATTCACAATTTAGAATAGTACCAGATCCAAAACTTAGTGCTAAAGCCAAGTATGGAATTAATAATAATCCACGACAATCTATGTTTATTAATAAGTCTGAAGCATACAAAGAAGTAATTGAACGAGTAAATGATGTTTTAATAAATCATATTATCGTAGACGAGTTTAATATTGCTGATTTAACTAAGAGCGATCCAGCACCACTTGCAAGTTCACGTACATATGATGTAAAAATTGATACATATGAAGATCTTAGTTTTGTTGGTATTGCTAAAAGAATTACTGCGATATTAACTCCAACAATAATTGATGGTAAAATTACAAGTGTTGCTATTACAAATTCAGGAAGAGGATATGTTGATCCAACATACGTTTCGACAGTTGGCGGAGTACGCTTAGGACCGCAAATAACTGTGTCAGGCATTGGTAAAGATGCTGTTATCGAAACAACTATTAATGAATTAGGACAAATTATAACAGTTAATATTATTGATCCTGGTACCGGGTATGACGACACTACTGTACTTGTAACAAGAAACTTTAGTGTATTAGTATCAAGTGATATAAATGTTGCAAATAAATGGTCAATGTATAATTACAATGGTACAAAATGGAATAGAACAGTAAGTCAACGTTTTGATACAAACTTATATTGGAATTATGCAAACTGGTATGAAACCGGATATAGCGAATTTACTGAAATCAACTCGTTAATTGATTTTAGTTATCAATTAACTGCAATTGAGAATGATATAGGTGATACTGTTAAAATTTCCAATGTAGGATCAGGTGGTTGGTTACTATTAGAAAAATTTGCAGATCTACAAACTGAAGATTACACACAAAATTATAAAGTTGTTGGTAAACAAAATGCAACAATCCAATTTAGTGAAAAATTATATAATACAACAGCCAATAGAACAGGATTTGATACTGATACATTTGATACAGCGTTTTATGATAATCAACCTGTAACAGAATCACGAGTAGTTTTAGAAACTCTTAGAGATCATATCCTAATAGATAACTTAGAAGTACATTATAACGAATTGTTTATTGCTACTTTGCGTTATGCGTTTAGTGAGCAACCTAATATTGATTGGGCATTTAAAACTTCGTTTATTAAAGCACAACACAATATTGGTGACCTAGCACAAAAAGTTACATTTAAAAATGATAACATTGAAAACTTCCAAGATTATATTAACGAAGTTAAACCATTCAAAACAAAAATTAGAGAATATGTATCTAGTTATGAAAAAACAGATCCAACTAATAGTGTAGTAACAGACTTTGATTTACCACCAAAATATAACTTTGGTATGAAGAAGATTACTAGTTCGTCTGCTAGAGTTAAAAACAATCTGCTTACAAATATTCCAAATAGTACAAGTTCTTATCCAGACAAGCATTGGTTACAGAATAGTGGGTATGAAATAAAAGAAGTTTCAGTTGGTGATGCAGGATCAAAATATACATTACCTCCAATAGTTAGTATTGAAGGTGGTGGCGGTAGCGGTGCTACAGCAAAAGCATTTTTAAATTCAGGTAAAATTTCAAAGATTGAAGTAACTAATTCAGGCACTGGATATTTGAAAGCACCTGAGGTTATATTAAACGGTAGTGTTGAGGATGGCGGAACAATAGCAAGTGCTAGAGCAGTGCTTGGTAATGGCAAAGTTAGAGGAACACATATTATATCACGATTTGATAGAGTAAGTGGTATTCCTTATTACTTAGAAGTTGCAAGAACAGAAACATTTACAGGTGATAATGTAACTTCGATTTATAATTTAAAATGGCCAATGAATTTAAATGGTGCAAAAATAAAAATTTATATTGATAATATAGAATTATTAAAAAGTCAATATACGTTTAATAATTATACTGATGTTACTAAAGGATATACTAGAAAAATTGGTAAAGTTACGTTTGCTACACCTCCATTACTAACTAAAACAGTTAAAATTGATTATGAATTAGCACCTGATCTATTAACAGCACAAGATAGAGTGCAATCGTATTATAAACCTATTGACGGAATGATTGGTAAAGACATTTCGCAACTAATGCAAGGTGTAGACTTTGGTGGAGTTGAAGTTAAGAGTTTTGATTTTACAGGTATTGGTGGATTTGAAACTAAAGGCTTTGGTGTTGATGCATATGATCTTTACGATTCAACATATGAAGATTTAATATTCTACTTAGATGGATCAACAGCAGTATTACAATGGGACACTCCGTTAGAAGATGGAGTTGTGTATAACGTATACAAGAATAATGTAAGACTTGATGATGCTAACTATCCTAGTAATCCTACTAACCCTAATGCAGTTATGGCTAGTATTACAGGTGACGGTGCGTTAATTGAATTTAATATTCAAAACTTTGGAATAACTAGTAAAGACGACGATATCTTTATTATTAGAAAAACAACTAGTGACGGTAGTTTCCGTCCAGATCCATTTAGTTATGATACTGAATTAACTGGCGGTGCATTATCATATAGTAATGCTAAAGGTATTGACGCAAGTGAAATTATTGTAGACGGTGATGGATTTATTACTCCGATGACAACAACAGGCCCGGAAGAATTAGTTCCAGGTAAAATTGCTGACACTGTAGACATTAAAGTATTCCACAGACCAGATGACGGCACAAGTAATGTACAGACACAGTTCTTTGCAACAGACGGAACAACTCAAACATATAATATTGGTATTCATCCACATAATAATGAAGCAGTATTTGTAACACTTAATAATATACCAGTTGCTAATACAAGTTACACAATAAATTACGTTAATGATACAATTACTTTTACTACAGCCCCAACAGCAGGTAAAGCATTAAGTATAGTCGGCGTAGGAGTTAGTGGACAAAAGATTTTAGATATTAATAAATTTGTTGCAGATGGAAGTACAAATACATATGTAACTAATTTAAAATATCAAACAGGCGTAAGTCATTATGTTACTATTGATGGACAACCAATTGTTTCAGCATTATCTAAAGGAACAGACGAATGGTTTGTTATTACGTTTGATACTGCTCCGCAAACAGGACAAGTTGTAGACTATGGATTGTTCTATACAACAGCAACTAACTTTAGTGCAACTAATGTACAGACTTTAGTAGGTGACGGTTCAACAACAATATTTGATGTTGCTCCTGCTTTAGTTGGTGGATTACCGACTGCACAAAATGCTATAGTTGAAGTAAACAACAATATTTTAGATGCAGGATATAATGTTGACTTTGTAATTACAAATGCGGCAACTAGAGAGTATCAAATCCAAGAATGGCAGTTCTTTGCTAACAGCGTTAGAGGCGAAGATGTTGAAGTTTATCTAAACAGCGAATTACTTGTAAAGAATATTCAATACAGGTGGGATAGTTCAAACAACAGTGTTAAGTTATCAGCAGGTATTGCGTCAGTTAATGATAAACTAGATGTGTTCTTTAGTGCAGACGGCGAGTATGCATTTGGGTATATAGGAGTTGGTGCAGATAGTACTACAAAATTCTTACAAGACAGAAGCAAAATTTACTTTGATACAGCACCAGCATTAGGTGAAACAATTAAGATTACTTCGTTTAGTAATCATGATGTACAAGGCATTGAACGTATCAAATACAACTTAGTAAATCGTACAGTATTAGTACCGGGAACAGCAAATTACAAAGAGTATATTAACTTTAGTAACGGAAAGGTCAAACTACGACACAAAGCACAAGATTCAGAATATGTTTGGGTAGTACTAAACGGCACAAAGTTAGCACCAAATGTTGATTACTATGTAACTGAAGATCAAATGTATGTAAAAATTATACAGCAACTAAGTGCAAATGATAAAGTTGAATTTATACAATTTGGTGAAGAACAATTAATACACAGATTTGGATTTAGACAGTTTAAAGACATACTGAACCGCGTTCACTACAAGCGATTGGACAATGCGAATAAGTATAAGTTAGCACAGGTACTTAATTGGTGGGATACTAGAATTGAACTAGTTGATGCATCTAACTTACCAGAGCCTGGTAAAAAGAAACAAATACCAGGTGTTGTGTTTATTAACGGTGAAAGAATTGAGTACTACGTGAAGCAAGGAAATAGTTTACGTCAAATACGTAGAGGTACTTTAGGTACTGGTGTAAATGCATTAATTGCTAGTGGAACTGAAGTAAGAGATCAAAGTCCAGGCGAAAACGTTCCGTATGCTGATCAAACACTTACACAGGTGTTTACAGCAGATGGTACAACAGCGTCATATGAATTAGACTTTACTCCTACACAAGGCGTGAATGAATTTGAAGTGTTTGTTGCTGGTCAAAGACTTCGTAAAAATACGATAAGTAGTTATCAAGTAGACACTAAAAATACTAGTGGAAACTTTGTAACTAGGTTTATTGCCCAAGATAGTGATGAAGGTGATGTTACATTACCAGTAGAGTTTACTTTAAGTGGCAGTACACTGGAATTAGCAGTAACACCAGAACAGGATCAAAAGGTAACAGTGATAAGACGTGTAGGACAAGCATGGACTAAAACAGGAGAAAGCCTTGCAGATGCAGAAAATGACGTTGCGAAGTTTCTTAAAGCAAGAACAACGGAATTACCTAAATAAATACAAGTAGCAGTGAGAGAAAAACATGACAGATAAATTAAATGATAAAAGTGGAGTAGTAGTTAACGGTCACATTAAAATACACGATCCCAGATCGGGCGAAGTGTATGTTGATAAACGTAATGCTATCCACTATGAGAATATGAGTATTGCACTTGCTGAAAGCCTTGCTAATCAAGGACAAGGCATGATATACGAAATGAGTTTTGGTAATGGCGGCACAAGTGTTGACCCAACAGGTATTATTACATACTTAACACCAAATAGCACAGGAACAAATGCTAGTTTGTACAACCAAACATTTACTAAAGTAGTAGATGACAGGAGTACAAGTAATACAGATCCTGTAAGAAATAAAATTGAAACACGTCATGTTAGCGGAACAAACTACACAGACATTGTTGTAACTTGTTTATTAGATTACGGAGAACCTGAAGGTCAAGATGCATTTGATACTGCTACAGATACTACTAACCTTTATGTTTTTGATGAATTAGGTCTTAAAAGTTATAGTCCAACTGGCGACGGTAGATTAATCACACATGTTATTTTCCACCCTGTACAAAAAAGTTTAAACAGATTAGTTCAAATTGATTATACAGTGCGTGTACAAAGTTTGTCAGGAGTATAATAGATGCCATATACAATTAATTTCACTGACGTAACAAACAAAGGTAGCGTTACAGTTGAAGATAACGATATTAACACACAAACTAGTTTAAGTTTAGTTGGACGTAATACTACAAGTTATGGCGTTGAATTTAATCAAAACTTCTTAAAGATATTAGAAAACTTTGCTAATACAACTGCACCAGCAAATCCAGTTGAAGGACAACTTTGGTATGATAGTACTTCAGGTAACGAACAACTTAAAGTATATGATGGTACAACTTGGGTAGCAAGTGGCGGTCTTAAAAAAGCAACAACACAGCCAGGAGCGTCGAGTAGTTTAACAGGCGACCTTTGGGTCGATACAGATAATCAACAGTTATATTTGTATACAGGATCAGGCTGGACGCTTATTGGTCCTAATTATGCAGGTGGACTAAACACTGGAGCAAGCCCTGTATCAATACTAGGACAAGATAATATTGACTATACTGCAATACAAGTTGATATTAATGCTAAACCAGTTGCAATTATTAGTGCAGATACTTTTACACCAAGAGCACAAATTAACGGCTTTAGTCAAATTAATCCAGGTATTAATTTAAGTACAGCAGATATTACAGGTGACGGAGCCGCAAGATTCTACGGTCCAGCAGAGCAAGCAGAAAACTTAGTTGTTGGCGGCGCAAAAGTTGCGGCAGCAAATTTCCTAAGAGGAGATGTTGTAAGTACAACAACAAACCAATTAAAAGTAAACACAGATGATGGTATTATATTAGGTAGCGGTAACCAAGTTACACTAGGTGTTGAAGGACAAATTGGTGTTATCAGTCATAACTCAAGTGGGTCTAGTTTAGATATTCGTGTAAACGATCAAGGTACTACAAAAACAGTAATGCGTGTTGACTCAACAACAAATATTGGTATTAATAATACAGCACCAAGTGAAGCATTAGATGTTACAGGTAATATTAAAGTAAGCAGTAACATTACAATTGATGGAACAACCGCAAGTACAAACTTTGGTACAGGTAGTTTAATTGTAAAAGGCGGCGCTGGAGTTGCAGGCGATTTAAATATTGGCGGCACTATTAATATTATAGGCGATACTGAAACTAGAAATATTATTCCTGACGTAACTAATACTAGAAGTATTGGTTCACAAGCAAACAAATACACAGGTATATATGCAACAACATTTGTAGGTAACTTAACAGGTAATGTTACAGGACAAGTTAGTGGTAGGGCAGGTAGTTCAGATAAACTTTCAAGTTCAACAAACTTTACATTAGCAGGAGAAGTTAGTGCGCCTACATTAGTATTTGATGGACAAACAGGCGGAACAACTAAAACATTCCAAACAACAATTGCAAACAGTTTTATTAGTAATAAGACATACGCTAATAGTGCAGATGCAAGTGATGAATTTCTACTTAACAGAGTACAAGGACAAGTTGGATTATATAGAATTAGTAGACGAGATTTACTATCAACAGTTCCAGTTAATCCTCCGGGTGTAATGATGCCTTATGCAGGTATTGCGGCACCAAGTTTTTGGTTGCTATGTTATGGTCAAGAAGTATTACAAGCAGACTATCCAGAACTGTATGAAGTAATTGGATTTACATACAAGCAGTCAGGACTATTAAGTGATAACGGTGTAGCAAGATTTGCACTACCAGATATGCGTGGTAGAACTGTAATGGGTCTAGACGACATGGGCGGTACAGCCGCAAGTAGAGTTTCAGGCTTACAAGGTAGTGAACTTGGTAACAGCGGTGGTACAGAAAGCGTTACAATCCAAAGTACTAACCTACCAAATCACGAACACGATATGGTTGTCGAAGGTACACAGTTTTATGCAATTTTAGATGCGGCAAAAGGACCAAGCAGTCCTACATCATCAATTACATTTGATGCACCTACAGGACAAAATGCAGGGCAGGCTGTAACAACAAGTGGCGGAGTTGCAGGAACAACTGGACAAGCAATGGATACACTAAATCCGTTTATGTCCTTAAACTATATAATTTACACAGGGAAAGTTTGATGGCATATAAACTAAACAAAACAGATGGCTCATTACTAGTAGATTTAATTGACGGCACAATCGACGTTAACAGTACTTCACTTACATTAGTAGGAAGAAATTATACTGGATACGGCGAAGCGTTTAATGAAAATTTTATTAAGATATTAGAAAATTTTAGTAACAGTAATTCTCCATTGAACCCAATAGCAGGGCAAACTTGGTGGGATACTAGTGAAGCACGTTTGAAGGTTTATGAAGGCACTCAATTTAAAGCAGTTGGTGGACCATTTGTACAAAAAACACAACCAGCAATGGTCGCTGGTGATCTGTGGATGGACAATGTTAACAATCAACTTTACTTTTATGATGGAACAGATTTAAGTTTAGCAGGACCAATTTATAAAGCAGGACAAGGTGAAACAGGATTTAGAATTGAATCAGTTTTAGATACTCAAGACAGAAGTAGAACACTTGCAAGTTTATACTTAGGAAACGGTACAGACGGAACCACAGCAAGAGTTGCAGTAATTAGTAATGTAGAATTTACTCCAGCAGTTGGTTATACAATTACAGGCATTACAGGTAATATCAAAAAAGGTATTAACATTATTGATAAAACAAACTTCATTTATGAAGGTACTGTAGATGCGGCAAAAGCATTAATTAAAGCAGACGGAACAAAAGTTGGTGCAGATAACTTTGTAAGTACAACTACTGATAACGTTGTTACAGGATCACTTACAGTAAGTAACAGTGCTGGTATTACTATTGGACCAAATGCTAACCAAGTGTTAAGTATTTTAGGAAACTCTTTTGTAACTGCTAATCAACAGTTGGATGAAAATTATACAATTAAAGTTACAAGTACAGCGGCTGGTTCACAGCAAGTTGATGCAGTATTCATTGATGCGGCAAACAAACGTGTTGGTATTTTTGATAACACTCCAGAATACACACTCGATGTTGCAGGTGATATTCGTGTTACGGGTAACTTATTAGTTGAAGGCGCAACAGCAAGTATTGATGTTAGTACATTAAGAGTTGAAGATAAACAAATTGAACTTGCTATTACAAGTGATAGTACACTATTAACTGACTCAGGTGTTGACGATGCAGGTATGGTTGTAAGAGTAACAGGTGCAGATAAAAAATGGACTTGGATACAAGCAACAAACAGTTGGACAACTACTGAGAATATTAATGTAACAACAGGCAATGAATATAAAGTTGCAGGAACATCAGTTCTTACTGCTACAACACTTGGAAGTGGTATTGTTAATTCAAGTCTTACAAACGTAGGTACATTAACAGCACTAGATGTTGATAACATTAATTTAAACGGTAGTACCATTAGCGGAGCAAGCGGGCTAACAATAGCGGCAGGCGGCGATGTTAATTTCTCAAATAGTAAAATTTCAGGAATAGCACAACCGACACAAGATACAGATGCGGCATCAAAAGTTTATGTTGACGAATCAATATCTGGCTCGGCAATTTCATTTAGTATGGATATTACAGGTTTAAACGATACACAAATTGGTCTAGTACTAAATGATCTAGTTCCGGGCGGTAGTGTTGCTAACGGAACAACAGCACGTATTCACTGTACTACACTAGGTGGTGCAAGTGTCACAGGTATTGATGTTGCGGCAGTTGCTACAAAATCATTCATAGCAGTAGATGCCGCAGGCGTACAAAACGAATCAGTATTACAAGATATTGGTTTTTCAGCGGCAACAGGTACAGTTACAGTTAGTGTATCAAGAACATTAAAAGAGTATATCACATCAGGCGGAAGTTGGGCATTTAGTCAAAACTTAACATCTAGTGTGTAAGATAAATATAGTTATAATTAAAGGGTTGAAACATGGCTTATACGATTAACAAATACAGCGGAGCAACACTTGTAGTAGTACAGGATGGTACCGTTGACACAACAACAGACTTAACGTTTGTTGGTAAAAACTACGCTGGATACGGCGAAATACAAAATGAAAACTTTTTGTTTTTGTTAGAAAACTTTAGCGGAACATCACAACCGCCAAAACCAACTAGCGGACAAATATGGCATGATTCAACAAATGGAAAAATTAAGTTTTACGATGGTACAAAATTTAAAACTACAGGCGGTGCAGAAGTTTCAACCACACAGCCAGTAGGATTAACATCGGGTGATTTTTGGTGGGATTCAGGCAACAGTCAGTTGTATACATATAATGGATCATCATTTGTATTAGTTGGACCGCAAGGCGCAGGTAGTGGACTTACACAAATGAAAAGTCAAACAGTGCGTGATACAACAAATGTAAACCATAGTATAATTGTTGCAACAATTGATGATGAGGTTATCTTTGCTGTTAGTGGACAAGAATTTACTATTGATTCAACTGATCCAGCAAACGCTATTACAGGGTTTGATGTTATCAGAAAAGGCACTACAATGGTAAACACAGTAGATGCAACTAATGGTGTTACATCAACTAATCATCGTTATTGGGGAACATCATCAAACTCACTAAGATTAGGTGGATTATTACCAAGCAGTTTTGTTCAATCAACACCAGGCATACCAACTACATTTGCTGAGGTTGTAAGATTCCCCGATGCAGGAATTACAATTGGCGATCAGAATGATTTACATGTTTATGTCGAAAATGGTAACCAAGGTGTTATTGCTAACGAGGTTGGTACAAATAATATTATTAGATTTAAAACAAGTAATGCAAATAGTGTACAAACTAACAGTGTTATTATTCAATCAACTGGTATTAATCCGGGTTCAACAAGTACATATACATTAGGATCAAGTACTGCTAAATGGTCAAATGTTTGGGCAGACAATTTCCAAGGTAATTCATCAAGTACAAGTGCAATTAAATTTAACAGTGCAGACTATGCAGGTGATACAAGTGCTATTGCAAATACAACAGCGTTGCGTGATAGTACAGGAGACTTACATGCTAACTTCTTTAGAGGAACAGCAACACAAGCACAATATGCTGACTTAGCAGAAGTGTATGCAACTACAGAAGAATGGCCAGTTGGTACAGTAATGGCAGTAGGTGGAGAAGCAGAAGTTAAACCAGCAAGTGTAAGTCATCATGCAGTTGGTGTTATATCAGCAGAACCAGCATATTTAATGAACAGCACAGCAGAAGGTCAAGCAGTTGGTCTTAAAGGTCGTGTTCCTGTAAGAGTTAGTGGTCCTGTATCAAAAGGCCAACCAGTGTATGCTTGGCAAGATGGCGTTGCTTCAACTATTGCAAGTACTGGATTAGTTGGAATTGCCTTAGAAACAAGCACTTCCGATGAAGAAAAGTTAATAGAGTGTGTTTTAAAAGTATAAATATTAAAACACGTATATAAAGAGGAAGTAAGGCATGGCAGTTGGCGATTTAATTACAGCCGCAAGATATAATAACGCACAAGGCCGAGTGAGTGCCATCTTAGGTAATGGATCATCAAATGAAGGCTACGGCCAAACTGTTACTAGTTCGCAAGTTTCAAGTAATGTTGTAATTAACTCTACACATGTTAATGCATTATTTACTGACTTAAATAAGATTTACATTCATCAAACAGGTGCATTACCAAATTCTATTGCAGAAGTAGAAGTAGGCGACACTGTTGCTGAAGATACTAGTGGCGCAGACACAAAAGAAGGCTTCAAAGATTATGAAGACTTTATTAGTATTATTGAAACAACCGGAAATAGATTTAGATTAACTGCCGCGCAAAGTAGTACAACTAATAATGTTGCAGTTAACCAAAGACGAAATCAATGGACGGCTCCAATCGATTGTGAATTCCTTGTATCTTTTACAAGTGCAGATGCTCGTAGGCATTATTTTAATGCTGGAGGAAGTCTTACATTTATAAGTTCGTTGAGCGGAACACCAGTATCAGGCGATAGTGTTGCTAAAAGTCAAGACTGGGCGGCAATACTTGGTAATGCAGGCACTATTAATTTAAATTATGATACAACGACAACAACTGGTACAGGTGTTGTACAGTCTATAGGCAACTATGATTTAACTACATCTTACCAAGAAATTTATCGAAAAGCGGCAACCGGAGTATATGGCAATAACAATTATATTCTTTATGCCAAAGCACCTAACAGTTCTACAATACAAGTAAAATATGAATTCTTTGATGCCGCAGTATCAGGATACAAAATTGATGAGCCAGTACAAGGATTATTAGAAGCCAAAATAGGTTTTGTTAGAGCAAGCGGATCATATGTTGATACTCCGGCTCCAGCATTTGCGGCTACAAATAACCTTTGACATAATTAAGAAAGTATAGTATACTAATACTGTACGTTTAGGAGAATAATATATGGCTGTTGGTGATTTAATTACCGCAACACGATACAATGCATTACAAACAAGAGTCGAAAGTATTCTTGGTAGTGGATCTGGTACGGAAGGTTACGGCCAAACTACGGCTAGTAATCAAGTTGTAGTAACCAACACTGTCACTGCATCTCATGTTAATCAATTAAAAACAGACATTGACAGAATAAACCGACATCAAACTAATCAAGCCGCAGGTACTATTGCTAGTATTGTTATTGGTGATATAATTGCCGACGAAACAAGTGATGATCCAAGCAGTACCTTAAAAGGATTTGTTGACTATGAACAGTCAATGAATACATTAGAAACATCACCTAATAGATATAGACTAGCACCGTTACAGTCTACAGCAACTAGTGATCCTGATACATTAACATTTGGTCCTACACAGTGGAATTCACAACTAAATGGTTATTTTAGGGTTGTATTTACAAGTGCTGATGCACGTAGACATTTCTTTAACGCAGGCGGAACAATTACATTTGTAACTAGTTTAGCAAGTTCTGCTACAGGGGGCAATGTTGCAAAAACAAACGACTGGTCAACAATGTTATCTAATGCAGGCACAGTTAGTTTTGGATACAACTATACTTCAACAAGTAATAGTGGTACAGGCACAGCAATTGGTAATTTCCAATTAACATCAAGTGAACAGCAAGTATTTAGAAAAACCGGAAGTGGTGTATATGCTGATAATAACTATTACATCAGAGCAAAAGAAGTTAATACAACCACAATCGAATTTCGTATATGGATGAATGAAGCAGATACCGGACAAGGCACAGGAAAAGGTGCGTTACCTGTTGATGAATTTGTTGTAGGTACTCTTACAACTACTATCGGAGTTGTTCGAGCAAGCGGTTCGTATGTAGACACTCCAATCCCGGCACTTAATAGACAAGCCAATTTCACTGGAAGTTAACACTTGACAATCTAACAAATCTATTATATAATATAGTAATATTATGGAGAGATTATGGATCAACGTCTAACAAAAGCACTAGAATATGCTGACTATGTAACAACATTTAAAAATCAAAAGCGTGTTCTATTAGAAAAATTTAAGAAAAACTCTACAATTTATTATGAAGGTGGGCAATTTACTGCATCAAGAGAGTTCATTGCAACTTTAATGAGTATTGACAGTCCTATTTTTGTAGATAATAACAATACTCCTATTCGTATACAAACTAGAGGCGAATTTTATAATGCTTTGATTGAAGCATATGAATCTGCATTAGAATCGTACTATAGCGAATATCAAAAAATAGTAAACAGTGAAAGATCTGTACAAGGAATTCTTGATGTCTAAAGGCATACTTGTACATGCATTTAATAATGAAGAAATTGACTACGTAAAGCAAGCCGTTATGGTTGCTGAACGTGCTAAAAAATATCTTAATCTCTCTACAAGCATTATTACTGACTGTGATGTACCTGATGATGGAATATTTGAACATATTATATCTTTAGATACTCCACAAAAATATACTAAAAAAATGTATAACAATGGACATAATGGAACACACCTAACATTTAAAAATAATGCAAGGGTGCTAAGTTATAATTTGTCACCGTACGAACAAACTCTAATGATTGATAGTGATATTATTATTTGTGATGATACTTATACACATTGTTTTACACAACATAATCCGTTATTAATGTATAGACAGGCATATCATTTAGCGCCTGAATCGAGTCATATTGATTATCGAGAATTTGATAAAATAAGCGATGCAAGTGTAGACTTTTATTGGGCAACTTGTGTGTACTTTACAAAATGTAAACAGAATAAAATCTTCTTTGACTTGCTACAGCATATTGAAGAACAATGGACACACTATAGAATGTTGTATCAAATTACACAACAAACATTTCGTAATGATTTTGCATTTAGTATTGCCGCACATATAATGAACGGACATGCTAAAGGAACGTTAGTTAATCCTATGCCTGGCAAACTCTATTATACTATTGATAAAGATATACTACATGATATTGACAATGAAACACTTACATTTATTATAGACAATAATCCAATTAAAACGAAAGGCCTAACAGTACATGCTATGAACAAATACTGTTTGGAAGAACTATTATGAAGCAAGGCATTTTAATTTTTGCACAAAATAATACAACCGATAATTATGTAAAGCAAGCCTACTTGTGTGCAATGAGTGGTATACATAGTGGCAACAGACATTTTACATTAGTTACGGATCACGAAGTTGATGCAAAAACACAATTAATATTTGACAAAGTAATTGTACTAGAAAACGATCAAGCAGTTGATAGTGAATGGAAGATTGAAAACCGATGGAAAGCATTTGATCTTAGTCCCTACAATGAAACTATTGTTGTAGATAGTGATGTATTATTTTTAGATAAAATAGACTGGGAACAATTTAAAGACCAACAACTATACTTTACACAAAATCCAATCACATATAGACAAGAACCTATTAATGACACATACTATAGAAAAGTATTTCATCACAATGCATTGTTTAATATCTATACTGGATTATACTACTTTAAGAAAACAAAACGTGTAGCACAATTTTTTGCATTATTAGAAACTGTAGTTACTGATTGGGAAGATTTTTACGAAGTATTTTGCAAAGACTTTAAACCAAAGCATTGCAGTATTGATGTATGTACTGCTATTGCTCTTGAATTAATGGAATACGATAACTTTCAAGAGAATGATCTAATAGACTTTGTTCATATGAAATTACATGCACAAAATTGGGTAGACACTAGTGAAAAATGGCAAGAAAAAGTAGACTGGTATTTTAATGATGGCCTTAAAATAGGCAACCATAAACAACACGGAGTTTTCCATTACACAGAAAAAGATTTTTGTGATAAAATTTTATCAAGGTATGAAGAATGTATTGGTTAATTTTTGATAAAGATACAAGTAGGATAACAGGCTTACAAAATTATACACCTGAATCGGAATATAATTTAGAAGTTAGTGAAGATGCATATGTTGACTTTATGACTAATCCAGATAAAAAAAATAACTTTGTTGTGAAATATGATCTTTCAAAAAAAGAATATGTATTATTAGCATACGAACAACCTAAACTTACATACGATATTAAAGATGTAATATATCATGTTCCTAAACAAAGCACAGGTGACTGTATTATAACACGTACTACTGAATGGAATATAATTGTTAATGTTAACGAACAAATGTTATTAGACCCAAGGCAACTATGCAAATTTAGTATAACAAAGGCAAATGATCCGCATTTGTTGATTAGAACTTTTACAGCAACCGTACAACAGATTACACATGGTTATACTGTCCAATTCGAATACCCAGAAGAACACGATAATGTAAGTATATACACACCCAAGATTTTTAACTCATACGGATTTATTGATGAAACAATTTAAAGTTTTAGACTACGATATTATATATTTGTCGTATGACGAACCAAACGCTGAAGAAAACTATGCAGACTTATTAACTAAGGTGCCTTGGGCAAAACGTGTACACGGAGTTGAAGGTAGTGACGCCGCACACAAGGCATGTGCTAATTTAAGTGAAACAGATCGCTTTATTACTATCGACGGTGATAATCAAATTGACGAACAATTTTTAAATCAAACAATAAATTTTCAAGACGGCGTAGACTTATCAAAGCACGTAATTAGTTGGACTGCTGATAACAGTATTAACGGATTACGGTACGGCAACGGCGGCATTAAGTGCTGGAATAAACAAACTGTACTCACAATGCGTACACATGAAAATGCTGATCCAGATAACCCAAAAGCACAAGTAGACTTTTGCTGGGACTTAGAATATATTCAAATTAATAGTTTAATGAGTACAGTGCATAATAATAGTACTGCTCAACAAGCATGGCGTGCTGGTTTTCGTGAAGGTGTGAAGATGGCACTGATTGACGGTGTACGTCCTCCAAAAGATGAACTAATAGGCGCACATTGGAAAAACTTAGAACGTTTGTATGTATGGTGCATGGCTGGCGCAGATTCACAAAACGGCTTATGGGCAATTTACGGAGCAAGAGAAGGTCTGTATAAAACAATGTGTACAGATTGGGATTATATACAAGTACGTGACTTTGAATATTTAAATAAGTTATGGAATGATAAAGTACAAGATGAAAGCGACCTATTAGAAGCAATTGAAGATTACGGTGAGCGACTATTAGTAGAACTAGATATTCCTATTGCTGTAACGCCCTTAGATGCTCAACAGAGCAAGTTCTTTAAAAGTACATACCGCAATCCACCTAGACCAGAACATCCGTATGTAAGAACGTCTACAACACAATTTAATAGTTTTTCATCTCAGTTTAAAACTTATACGCCTGAGCCTGCACAAGTATCAGTTACTAAAGAATATGACATTGTAATGATATCATACGATGAAATAAATGCAGACGAAAATTTTGAATTACTTAAAAGTAGATTTCCGAGGGCACAACGTATACACGGAGTTAGAGGAATACACCAAGCACACATTGCCGGAGCAAATATTTGTTCGACTGAAATGTTTTGGATTGTAGACGGTGATGCTGTTATTGCAGATGACTTTAACTTTGATTATGTGGTAGAAGATAACAGAGCCGTGCATGTATGGCGCAGTCAAAATCCTGTCAATGATCTTATATATGGATATGGCGGTGTAAAATTATTTCCAACACAAATGACACGTGATATGGATACAAGTCGACCAGACATGACAACTAGTATTAGCGACAGATTTAAAAAGATGGAAAAGATATCCTGCGTCACAGGATTTAATTCAAGTGAATTTAGTACATGGCGTAGTGCATTTAGAGAGTGTGCTAAACTAAGTTCAAAAATTATTGACAGGCAAAAAAATGAAGAAACAAATGAAAGATTACGAATCTGGACAACTGTGGGAAGCGACAGACAATTTGGCGAATTTTCTATTAAAGGTGCTATTGCTGGCAGGGACTACGGCTTATCTGATGGCGCTGATCTTAAACTAATAAACAATTTTAATTGGTTGTATGAACAATTTATTGAAAGTGAAGATACCGAAGTTGATTCAACTGTA